GGAGTCCTGACCTACACCATATCCGGCCAAGTTACCTTGAGGAGTTGCCGCTGCAACCGATGTTTGCTGTACTGGATTTATGTTTATTCTGGTTGAAGACGACCCCAGAAATTCGCTCCTTTGCAAACGGAAATCGGGACTTGTAACATTAAAATGGCTTTTTATTAATTCTACATATCTGGACCCTCCCCTTGCATCCCTTTCATACATTCTTTGAAGTTGGAACGCTTCGCGTAATGCGTTTATAGTAGCTGTTTGCGCTCCTTCGAGATCGGCGTAAATACCTGTTTCGCCGCTTGTCATTACACCAATAACTTTAGAATGAGAATTTGTTGATCCGAATCCAGATAAGGAAGTACCTATATCTTGACCATTTGCATCACGGTGTGCATATAAGTCATTACCTTCTATTCCGTAATCCATGAGACCGAAATTAACGGATCCATTTGTTAAACCAAGACCTTTTCCATTTCCGTATACTGGTGCAGATATACCGAGAGGTAACATGACGTCCGGGCCCTTTTGAGGCCATGGAAGAGCGGAGGTAAAATAATCATGTTTTTTACACCTTCTCATCATTACATAATCTGATTCAGAATCCGGGCCATCACCTTTATTTTCCGGGAGAGAATCTTGTAGATTCTGATCTCTGAACCATTCATTCCAGACTTTATTATAGGCACGATGCCACCATGCGGCCGCCGATACACCGGTTACATTAAGCGGGAGACCGAAATAATCAGATAAACCGTATTGTTCAAAACCCTCTTCAGAAGCGAGTACTTGTGGTACTAAATAGTCCGTACCATCGCCGGGATTATCCTGCTCGCCCATGAACCGCTTAAAGTTGTCCCATAGAAGACGCATTGGAACATAAAAATAGAACTGTTCGAGATACAGATTGTCCATGAAAGGTTTAAGAGGCGTTGCAAGCCTTGCAAAGACACTTGTCTTCAAATTGAAGGTATCACCCGGAAGAACCTCATCACATAGAATAGGGACCAGATAACCACTGTTAAACGTTGTTTTATACCCATGACTTCTATCGAACGTTGATCGCGGTATCTCCGCGCTTGGAATTGTTGCGAAATTATGAGACATTACGCTTTTCATGTTATTACCTTTCACGTTAAGTTTTAGAAAAAGTTAAAGAAAATTGACCCCAAAAACTGTTTTTGGTGTCAGTCCGACCAGTTACATCAAGTGAGAGACTGGTCGGTACTCGGTTTTACCTCGTTATTTTGATCCTGAACCTTTGGAGGTTCAGGTATTAAGCCAAGCTTAATTGCTTCGTTAAGATTTTCCCTATCTTCAACAAATTCAATGAGTTCCACGGGATTGTTGTGAAATCTTGCACGAATGTTGGAAGGGAGGGCGTTAAACGCCTCTTGAGCCCTACATACTGTATTTTGCATAGCCTGAAAGTCTATGTTGGAGAAATCACCAAAGAAACCACGATTAGTTGCCGGGGGCAATCCGTGGATTCTTGCTTTATTGACGATAGTGTTAATATTTACATCGTTTCTAAACCGATGCTGTACGATTGATTTTCCACCGCAATCTGTTAATACGCGCATTTTTAAAGTCCTTCCAAGGCCTACAGCAATGTTCCCTGCCATAGGCCTTAATTAGAGTTGTTGTTAGTTTTTAGCTTTTGGTACTTCGTTCTGCTTTGTTTCGGCATCCGGAGGAACCGGAGCCGGGCGCACACCGGGCACACCTTCCTTTTTGTTTTCTTCGAGCATTGTTTTTAATTGAGACGATTTGAGTAAATTCATCTGAATGCTATGACATGATATAATAAATTTTGGTGCATTCAGGTTATCGAATTTTCCTTTTGTATCGTCATATGTACCTAATTGGAATAGCTCGAAATCGGAAGGGAATTGAGTGATAAGGCCCTCGTGGCCCATCATTGCACCGGTCACTGACCTAACTGCTGATATTTCATCTTGAGTAACGAACGGGGTACCATAAGCTTCTATTTTAATGTCACGAATCGCAAATACAAGTTTTACCATTTTCATATCCTCTTTTTAATTGTTTGGTTTTTATACTTGTTATTTTCTCTTTTGTTTTTAATCTGTACCACTGTTGTTCTGAGTCATTATGTTTTGATTGTCTTATGTTTTTTATCTCCTTCATGTGTTCAGGGTTAATTTGATCATACTTATTATCATAATATTTAGGAGGCCTAAGTATCAAGTTATTTCTTAACAGAACCCCATCCAGTGAATAGATATCTTTATAATTATCTTTAAAGAATTGCAATCCAATACCTGGACGACGAGACATATTTGTAAACTCAGGTGTTCTGCCATTGTAATAATCCTTTGCTTGACCTCCATTTACTTTTTTCATTACATACCGAGCAACATAAGCAGCACTTTCGAAAGTAACTTCCCCAATAGTTGAGAAGCCATATTTCCAAAGTTTTTGAAGACTTGGTGAGCGGAACAATTGTACATTATCTCGCACCATCCATAAATATTTATCATCAAAATCATGATTAAATATGCATAGATGATAATGGGGCCTCTGGTTTTTTTCACCATATTCACCACATCCATAGAACCGGATTTTTGATCCGTATTCTTTTCTTAAACGTTTTATGAATAGTTGTAAATCACGTTTACAAAGGCTATTATCTTTGGGCTTATTTTCATCGTTATAAGTTAGTGTGACGAAGCAATTTTTTTCATGTGTTTTAGCTTCTTCTACACATCGCATTGCCCATTGACGAGACCTTTCCAAACGACAGCCTATACATTGACCACACGGTATATACATTTCAGTGTTTGGTATGCCATTTACCGCATGGAATACAAGACGGGACCGCCCATTTGGGCGATCTCCGTCCTTGCTCCGCCATACCTGAAGAGGACTAAAACAGGTCACAGGCGAATGCCTCCGCGCACCGGGCCAGAACTAAAGTTCCGCGCTTTAACATGTATACCCGAGCGGAAGTTCTTTTTATTTTGATGTTTTGACATCTTGTATCTTTTCGACATTTTTTTACCTCCTTCCTTTTGTCGTTGTTGTATGAGTTATTCCACCTCTTCTTGAAGAGATTGTTTCGCTATAATCTTCCATATTTTGATTTGGAAGCATAAGCCTAAGGGGAGACACACCCCTTATTGTATTTCCTACTATACCCCCTACTTTTTCAGCTCCCCAAAGCACTTTTCCTGCTTTGGATTTATAGAGATCAGCCTCCATTTTTGATTTGACATTGTCAAATTCTGCTTGTAGTGCTTTCGCACTTGTCAATTTTGACATGCCTAACATTTGAGCTATTTCTACGCCCATTAATTGGAGCTGTTTTTCTTTTAATCTTGCATCTACGGCAGCATTTGCCGAATTAGCATCAATTAGACCTATCTCAGCATTTGTTTTATCAATTTGCCTTATACCTTGAAGATTAGATATTTCTTGACCTTTCAGAGCTGCTTTTGATGCGTTACGAGCTATTACGTTTTGAGCTAATCCCCTTAAGGGATTTTCAGGAGTAATTACATTACCTGTTGGCTGTGATGCACCTGAACCGCCTGCAGATAATATAGGATTTAATCCTGCTGCTTTTAAATCTGCTACCTCCCTTTGGTGTGCAGTATTTGACATTCTTTCTTGAAATTTCATTTGATTTTGGGATGATAAATACCCAATAGCAGATGAAGCTAAATTTCCGGCTACCTCTCCAATAATTGGAAGAGGAGAAACCTTATTTGCAAGACTTTTTGCAGAGACTGCTATATCTACAGGTTTACCCATTTTACACCCCTTTAGAAATGATCAATAAGACCCGGAACAGAGTATACAGGCATAGGACGAGCACACTTCATATCGAAGTACACATCTAATAGAAATTCAGGTTCAGAAGGAACAGCTATTACCCTTGTAATTGGTGGATTGTCCTGTATAAACGAATCACCCAAGACTGGCAGTGTCGATCCGAAATCTTGTGATAAATGCCATACATCCAGAGATGATGAATCTATAGACCTGAATTTTCCTGTGATTTGTGATGGATAATAACGATATTCTGCAAACCGTTCCTGATATCCGAATACTTCGTCATCATAAGGAACAGAGGTTACCGGATTAATTTCATCCGGGCCTTGCATAAATATTTCTTTATTGAGAATTTCCTGTTCTCCTAAATGAGCAAGAGCAGGCCAGTAATGATCCACCCTTGTTTGACGAGAGAACATTCTGGGCATGCCGCGCTGATAAGTGAGATCGGCGCGAACGTTTATTAACGCCAATATTACGCCGTGCTCTGTAAATGATTTGACAAAGCCTCCATTGGAGTCCTGACCTACACCATATCCGGCCAAGTTACCTTGAGGAGTTGCCGCTGCAACCGATGTTTGCTGTACTGGATTTATGTTTATTCTGGTTGAAGACGACCCCAGAAATTCGCTCCTT